ACGGAGATTAAATGAGTCAGATTCTTTTTATTGCCAAGCAATCAGGGGTTCTCATCTCACACCGAGATGAGTTCCTGAAGTCGGTGGAAAAGTTTGGCCGGTTGATGCTCAACAAGTCTAAACCGCTAACGCCAACACAGACGGCTTACTTAGCAGCACTCGATGACTGGATGTCGCTCAACGATCTTGCTAGCAAATTCGGTTGCACACCACAAAATGCCTTGAAGATGATCCGCGCTTTGGAGGTTCGCAAGTTGGTTACGAAAGAAAAACTCTACAGGCAAGCCTGGGCCTACTACTACAAACGAAAATGAACCTAAACACATTTGAAGAAGGACTGCTGGACTCGATCCAGACAGAGCGTTGCAAGAAACTGCTCTGGTCTGTGATTCAACTGGCAGTCGATGATGCTTGCAAAGCACCCTATAAAACTAAACCAATGGATGAAACGATTACCGCACTTAGATTCTTATTCGGAGACCTGCACGAGTCTGGGCTCGACAATTATCTGATGTGGCTTGACGTTGACAGCAAAGAGTTCAAGAGACGCATGGTCAATGCCATGTTCTCAGAGCGTCACGACAAGTTCACTGACTTCGAGAGACGAGCCTTTCGAGCTAACTACAACTGGTATCTGAGAAATGAGATCAATCCTGACAACTGAGAATGACCGCAGAAGGGTCATAGAGGCCATAGAAGCCACTGAATTAGGCTACATGGTCACTATCTCCAAGCCACCTCGAACAGCGGCTCAGAATCGGTTTTATTGGTCGATCCTGACAGCTTGTGCTGAACAACTAATGGGCCAGCAATACACTCAAGACATCTGGCACGAGTGGGCTAAGACGAGGTTTCTTCCTTCTCGTGTTGTTGAGCTTCCTGGAGGCCAAGTAAAAGAGATTGAGCCTTCGACTGCTTCGCTTACCGTCTCTGAGTTCTCTGACTTAGTAGAGCAACTCCTACAGTACGCAATCGAGAAGGGCTTAGTCTGGACAGACGAGATGAAGGACGCTGAACTTGATCTGAGGAAGATTGATGTACACAAACAAAAAGTTGCTTGAGGCTTGCAGGAATATGCCTTGCGGTGCATGTTTTTGTGAGGACGGGACTGTAGTCGCCGCGCACAGAAATCAAGGCAAAGGCATGGGCATCAAGGTCTCTGATGCTTTAGTAGCATCCCTATGTTTTCGTTGTCACTCATACTTAGACCAGGGGAAAGAAATGTCTCGTGAGGAACGTCGAGACTTCTGGAACCAAGCGTACATCAACACAATGCAAGCAATGATTGAACGAGGAATATTAAAGGTGCAACATGGAACAAAGAACTGATGATTGGTTTAAGGCAAGGTTAGGCCACTTAACCGCTTCACGGGCTTCAGACGCGCTTGCAAAGATTGATACGGCTAAACGCCGTAACTATCAAATTCAACTCGTCACAGAGCGTCTGACTGGCCTACAAAGCGATTCATTTACGAATGCAAGTATGCAATGGGGTACAGAACAAGAGCCCGTTGCCAGAGCAGCCTACGAAGTCCATACAGGCCATTTCGTCGAGCAGACAGGGTTTCATACCCACAAGTCGATAAAGTGGCTTGGAGCGTCTCCTGATGGGTTTGCAGGGTCAGGGCTGATCGAGATCAAGTGTCCTAACTCAAACACCCATGTTGATTACTTACTAGCTAAGGAGGTTCCCACTAAATACAAGCCACAAATGCTCACTCAAATGCTCGTGACAGGTAGGACTTGGTGCGACTTTGTTTCGTTCGACCCAAGACTTCCTGAACATCTACAGTTATTCGTCGTTCGTTACGAGCCTAAGCCGGAAGAGCTAACTAAGATCGAGGCTGATCTGGTTGCCTTCCTCAACGAAGTTAATCAAATGGAATTATCGCTATGCCAAAAGAACTGACAGGAAGTATCAGCAAGAACAAGAAGAAAGAGAAGGATGTACACCCAGACTATCGAGGTTCAGCAATGATCAACGGGACTGAATACTGGGTCTCAGGATGGGTTAACGAGGGTTCCGACGGGAAGTATCTGGGACTAAAGTTCCAGCAGAAAGACGGGGAAACTAGACCCGCTAAGACTAACAATGACGATGGTGACGATATCCCTTTTAATTAGAATCGGTCTATAATGGTCACATCTACAGCACAGGAGATGGGGCATGATCGATTCAAAAGAATGTTTTAAGTGCAAGGCCGTCAAGTTATTAAGTGAGTTTTATGTGCATAAATACATGGCTGACGGCCACCTCAATAAGTGCAAAGAATGCACAAAAAAAGACTCATTCAACAATAGGGGCAATAATCTTGAAAAATATCGTGAGTACGACAGAAAAAGGTCTAAGTTAGACCATAGGAAAAAATTACATGACGAAGTAAATCGATTATGGAAGAAAGCGGACGCTAGAAGAACTGCCGCTCACAATGCAGTCTCAAGAGCTATAAAAAAAGGCACTCTTGAACGGCTGCCATGCCAAAAGTGCAACAACTCAAAATCGTTAGCGCACCATGAAGATTATGATAAAAAGTTAGATGTTGTTTGGCTTTGCCAGCCATGTCACAAACAAAGACACAAGGAAATAAATGCTATGTTACTTATGAAGGAGCAAGTCTAATGTTAAGCGTACACCACCAAACCATGTTGAAAAAGGCGTTTGCAAAGCGTCCTGCAAACATTTCGGATGATTCTCCGGTTTTAGAGAGGGTCATTCACATCATCAAGTCTGAGGCTCCTGAGTGTTTCTGGAAGCCTACGGAGTTGGAAAAACGGAGGTTCTTCAATGCACCACGGCCAGGAACTCCTCACGAGGATGCGGTCTATCCGTTCCCGAAAGGCTTATTATGATCAGCTGGAAAGAGTTAATCGAGAATCAGACGAGGACAGAAAAGTTCAGACCCGTCGAGGAAATCTGGAGGGAACGCGGCTGGATTCCACCGTCAACCGAGTGCCCAGACACAATGTCAAAACATAAGGCTTTTCGGGAGTGGTCGATCCGTGGCATCGTGGATCAACCTTATCAAGCAAGTTAAAAGTTCTGATGTTGAGGAGATTGCGGCAGCCTATAAAGAAGCGCTGCCGTTTGTCGTTCAAGACTGGGCAAAGATGATCTTAAAGTTAGCTAAAAGCAAACGACTTCCGATCATTGAGAAGATTGACAGGATTCACGGAGACAAGATCGGCCAGATGGTGCGAGATGAAGTTACCGCGCAACACCGCGGCTCTTTTCAAAACTCCTCATGCCAGCGATCCCCAACATACCGCTCAAAATAACCCATAGCGCGTCGGTATCTAGCATGGGAGGAGGTTTTACATCTTGCGGGACAATCTGTTCTGCTTGCATCCAAGTCCATGCCCAGACTAAAAGCGGGTAAGCAAGGAACTGATAGAACATTGCTCCCGCACCAACCCAACCGATAGCAGGTCGCCAGCCGGCAACAAACATATTCTGATTGGCAGCTTCGACCTTGTTAACTTCCATTTGACCGAGATCAATCGCTTGGTCAATACGCTTGGCCTCAAGCTCAAGCTCCATGCGTTCCTTATCGGAAGTGTGTAGGTCTCCGATAACTTTTCCGACGGAATCAACGATGGAAGAAATGCCGAGCAAGTTCATAGCTTAAGCGTCCTGTTCACCCAACCCAACATGAACTTCATCTGGCTTCTGTCACGGGTAACGATGTCACGATACCTAGCGATCTTTGCTAGCGCGTAATGGGCCACAAAAAGCTCAGGATTGGCTTGGTTGAGTGCTGATACCGTCTTGGCTCCGATAACGCCGTCTGGGGCCGTTTTAACGCATATCTGGGCAAGTTTGATGGACACCGGAACGCCAGCATTAACAGCAAAGTTAAAAATGGACGAGGCTATAACGTCATGCGTTAAATCATCGCCTTTGATCTTGTCCCAAAAGTTAGTTTTGTAGAAGTCTCGGACTAACTGTGTTGGAGGTGTTTCTTGGTAGTCGATATGCTGCCAGCCCTCCCAGTTGGGGTGCATCTTGCGAGCAATGCCCGCATAGGTTTGACCACCTCGGTCACCCTTGACTTCGTGAAGAACGTAACCTCCCTCGTCCTCCATCATCTTGTCGTACGCTTGCTCGAAGTTAGCCATTTTTCTTGTTGAACAATTCAAACAATGTTTTTACCTTTTCCTCCAACACCGCTAAACGATTGTCGGCTTTCGCTAACACGATGACTAGCATCACGAAGGCCACCAACATCGGCCATATCTTTGAAAGGATTTCGACCATATCCACGAATGATCCTCTGCGCTAAAACTTCAGCTTGCAACCACCTCTCCCCTAAAATAAGCCGTTCCATCAATAACTTCGACAAGTTCTGGTGGGAGAAGTAGACCATCATAGAATTTTAGGACAGCAAAGCCAGAACACCAAGGAGTCGGGTTATCTTCTAAATAATTGAACTGCTCACCATCAGGATCAGCCAACATCCCTGTGGAAACGCCGTACCTTCTCCCCTGGTAGTCACCCCATCCCTTGACTTCTAAAAGATGCGTGTGACCTGAGACCGTAGAGACCCCAGCTTTCAACGTGTTGTTGTAACCAGAGTGAATACCTGAATGTTGCAGTCTGTGCTTAATCATGCAAATGTCGTTGACCATCACCGACCAACTTACAGACCATTCCGGTATGTGATCCTTGAGCGTTGTTCCTTGGATACCTCGAAACTCAGGAACGGCCCCAGCAAGTTTACGATCAAACCGTATATCGTGGTTTCCAAGTGTCCTGTGTAGGTAAGTGCCTAAACCCTTACAAGCCTTCACGATCTTATCCATATGCCACTGGACAGCCTCAAGCTCATCCTTGAGACTGACAACAGGAGTCCAGTCCATAGGCCCGAAACGGGAGATCGTTCCTCCGTCGAGGATGTCTCCGTTTGCAATGATTGCCTTGGGTTTTAGGGTCTTGATTAGTTTTAAGAGGGCGTTAAAGCCAACAGATGGCTCCCCAGGCATGAAGTGCGCGTCAGAGAAAACAATGACGTAGCCTTCTATGTCAAGCGTTGCTCGCTTGCGATTTTCAGGGAGTGTGAGCCTACCGTCTTTTGTGAGCAGTCTTATGCCACGTTTGTTCTCGATAGTGCGCCGACGGTCGTAAATGTTTCTGACAGCTACGCCGAAATGCTCTGAAATTTTGACGGGACTACCTATCTCATTCCAAACCTTGACGAACTCATCATCCGTAATTTTTCTTACCACGCCACGCTCCGCGCTCGATGCTCTGGATCATCTTCCGAGGGATGACCAAAGACTGAGCAATTGCGTCGTCAGTTAGTGACTGACAAATTTTCACGCCCTGCTTGGTCTCTGATAACAAAAAGCCGACAGAAACAACAAGCGGAACCTGAAACTCTTTGGCTTTCTCTGGGCTATCACCCCAACCCAAAGTGTCGTGGCAGGCATCTTCCCAAACTACTTTAACTATCGGGAATTTGTGTTTCATTTTTCTTGTCTTTTATCGCGTGATACCACTTCCAGACAAGCCAGCCGGACTGTAACACAATGTAGAGCAGGGTAGCAATAGCAACCCACTCGTTGAGAGTCAGACCGCCAACAGTCACAGCAGTCGTGATTGCAATCGGCGGTGCTGCCTTGATTGCTTCTGAGGCTATGTCTGACTTCTGTTCAGGTGTCATGATTCTTCAGGTTTTATCTGCGTTTTAATTTGCTATTTATTTTCTCGGTTAACCCAACCATCGGCTAACGCTTTGGCTTGCGCTCTAAATGCTTGATAGTCTGCATAAGCAACAGGATCAGAGGTTTGATTGTTGATGGTAGCAATTTCAGATCCTGTTGTGTAAACAGACCCTATGATCTTTTCGATGATTGCAGATCTGCCATCGCCTACATGACAAACCGCTTCATCGGCCTGCCATTGCGTTCGTCCTTCTGGCGCTGGAACTTCTTGCATGTTCCAGTGGATCAGCAATGTTTGACCAATGACTTCGTAAACCTGTTGTTGGGTATCAGCGTAAGTTTTCATATTGCGCCTCGTAACTGTTTAGGAAATGCGCTGTATAGCGCAGCGGTTAAATGGTGCCTCCAAAGACCCTTGGCGTTGCTGTATTTAACCCATCCTTTGTAGGCCATTAGCTTGCTCAAAGCAATGTCATAAGGCATTGTTTTTAGATTAGATTTAACAAATACGCACATATCAGCAAAATTTTTTGCAATGTTTTTTCTTAACTTTGTATACCCTGGCCTAAACCGAAAGCCGACAAAATCTAAACCTTGACTCCTAACATCGCATATTGACCAAGAATGTTTAATTGATAGTTTTAACAGAGCAAGTTTTTCTAGCATTCTTTCTTTGATAGAGCATAGTTCTTTGACAGAATTGCTTAATACAACAATGTCGTCGCAGTATCTGTAATACCCGACTGGCTTTACTTCTTGTTTCATCCACCAGTCAAACCAATTTAGATAAAGGTTACCAAAATGCTGACTTGTATAATTTCCTATCGGCAAGCCATTAGTGCTATCAATGATATTGTCTATGAGCCAAAGCGTATCTTTACACTTAATTTTTCTTCTTAAAATTTCTTTCAATAGATTGTTGTCAACACTAGGGTAATACTTTGATACATCAATCTTGAGGGCGTACCGTGGGCAATTTTCACTCCTTACAAGTTTCTTAACGCGCATCATTGCGTCATAAGTACCTCTTCCTTGTATAGATTGAAATGTATCTCTAATGAAAGACTTAGTAAGAGTTGACCCAATGATGTTCAAAAGAGCATGTTGAACGATTCTGTCTGGGAAATAGGGAAGTTTGTAAATAACCCTTTCTTTTCTACCGTCAAACCTAAGTTCTTTTTCGTAATCGCTCGTTGTAAATGTTTTGTTAACAAGCATTTCTTGTATTTGCTTGCAATATCTCTCTATGTCAGCGTCAACCATCTTTACTTCTGTGTAAAACGTTTTTTTACGTCTTGCCTGTTGATGGGCTAACTTAATATTTTCTAAATCAACAATTTTGTGCCACAGGTTGCCAGCGCGTTTCATTGCTGTTTTCCTCCCAGTTTTTCGGTATCCCTACTAAACTGTATTGGAGTGCCATATTTACCCTCAAGGGTAGGAGTGTTGTACCGTGTTACCACAACAGCAAGGTGTGCGCCAATATTACGATTAGCATTAGATGACGCATTATTCAGATTCCAATAGAACCTGCCAGCATTCGTGCCATTATTCGCATTCCTGCCAAAAATCGCCACTTGTTGCACAACTACCCCTTTACATCAAATCATTAAAAAGCAAGGCGCGCGCCAACAGCACGAGCAGCAAAAGAGGACGCAATACCCAGAGTCCAAAAGAACCCGCCAGCATACGCGCCATCACCCGCAGCCCCGCCAAAAATCGCCACCCTCCAACCACTAGCTTGGTAATAGTAGTCAGCCCAGTAAGTGCTTGAAGAACCACCAACAGCAGACGGGAGGAATGCAAAAGTTTCGTTTTGGCAGTTTGTTACATACCCATCGGTTGCAACCATCGCAGAACCAATGGCGTTGTAATTTGTTGCCGTATCGTCTGCAAAGTTGGCCCTTGTGTTGCTGACATAACCTTGATTTGAGTTGATATTGAACCCATCAACCCAGTTCCAACAATTTCCATACCAATTTTCAATACCACGATAAGACATGAAGGCGGTATCTCTTGTGCCACTACTAGCACCATTGGTGGTGTTTGTGCTTGCGTTCCCAGTACCTTTGTAATTGAGAGCGCCGATGGCATT